AAACGACCAACAAACTTAGTAAACTTGAGTTCATCTCTCAGGATCTCAGAAGATCTCCCCAAGTTAAATCCACCTTCTCCATCCATTCTTGAGGGGGGAACGTTAAGCGAACGGTAGAGTTTCTTTTTAAAATATTCAATATCAGTGATTTCGCCCAAGTTTTGTCCTCCTGGGAGAGTTGTGATTTCTGTTCCTCTTCCACCTTCACGTCTTGGGAGCCAGAAGTCCTCAAGCATGGACATGTGTTTTTTCTCATCTTTGATCTCTCCTGTTGATGCATCATATACTAACTTATTTCTATAGCGAGACATTACATCACGTAGATATTGTTCTGCTTTAATCTTAGGCAGATTACCAACATCAATATAGAAAATTCTACGCTCTGGTGCTCTTGATAGTCTGTAAATAACCAAAGAATCTTCAATCATTCTAAGTTGATTGAGAGACTTAATTGATTTGTGAAGATATGATAGTGTAGTTCCCTTGTTTCTGTCTACCAGTCCAGAAGTGCAATATGAAATTGCATCCTTTGCTATTTTAATTCCAGACTGATTTGTGGATCTTTGACCAACAGGAGAACTATTATTGTTTCCTTTTGGATTATAAATGAAATATTCTTCAATCTCGGGCATCTGAACTTGCTGATCAACCCTAGGATTGTTTATTGCTTGAAGTGCTTTGCTCTTATCTATTTTTTTCTGTTGACGGATATAACGCATTTTCATTGCGTCAACATATCTCAACTCTTGAATTCCGTCTTGTGGATTTTTTAAATCGATTACTTTATGGTAATATAATCTACCATCAACATACCAATTTCTATAAATTTCGTGAGACTTTTTATCAAAGTCTAAGAGATCCAGAATTATTTTAAATTCATCTCTTACTTTTTTCTTTATACCATCACTTGCGTTCAGGTTGTCCAAATCAATTTGAACAGGAACGTCATTAGAGTCTGAAACGATTGCTTCGTTTACAATATCTTCGATAGCACTATCCACCTCAGGATGCAGAGCCATTTCTCTGTATCTCTTGATTAGATCAAATTCTGTTCTGAATACCCCTTCAATATCTACATAAGAACCAAAAAATCCGCTGGTTAGATAGTGATCAACCCCGTCCTCATTTGACTGAGGAACGGGGGATTGAACACTAGGCGGTTTTTGGTTATTATCTTCTATTGAAAAACCAAATAACTTAGCCATTATTTAAATATGGTGATCGAATTACTGTACCTATTTATCAGTTGATAGCAACGCCAGTTTGATCAGTTGCTCCACCGCTAGCCTGTCCAGATCCTGCAGTCCAGTACTGAACTTGGAACTCAACAGTGTACTCTTCGATGGTGTCTGCCGAATCGTAACTCAGATCAATCTGAGAAACGTTTGTTGGGAAGACATCTTGGAAGAGATATGTTCTGAGAGGTGTAATTCCAGAACCGCCCTGAATGTCGCTATTAGTTTTACTGAAGCGACCTTGATCAGCACCTCTACCTAATTGGTGAACAATTGCTCTTGCCATATACTCTGTTGGACTTGTAGCACCAGTGTTATTATCGAGTTTGCTGATTCCGTTCATCCACTGCTCAAAAGCACTTCTGAGTTTGAAGTCTTCGTCGTTGATGACGGTAACGGTCCATGTGTCGAAGGTTCTATCTCCAGCAACCTTCAGAGTTCTACCTCTGAAAGGAACTTCGATAGCTGCGACGTTGGAGGCGGGCAGAGCCGCCGCCTTGCATAAGAACTGGAAGTTCTCAGCATCCCACTCAATACCTTGGGTTGCAACCGGTGGAATTGTAGGGATATCGACTTCAAATAAATTAGCTCTTGCGCCGCCACCCTGTAAGGCAGTTTTGAAGTCGGTGATTGTGCGTAAAGTAGACATTTTGGTTTCCTCCTAGGTTTCTATAATAAAATTATCAAACTCTACCAGCAACTTCTTCAAAACTTACACCTGTTCTCGTAGCAACGAAAGTAAGTGTAACGAAGTTGATCGACTTAGCAGGCTTCAGGAAGATGTCTGCTCTAAATTCATTATTATCAATGATATCTGGTGTGTTATTTGTTTCGTCACAAATAACCAGATAATCAAAGATTCCTCTCTTCGCTTGAACATCGCGGAGATAAGGCTCTACGATGTTAACAAAGTTTGCTCTTGTGATTTGATCATTGAGTTCAAAGAGCTGCGACTCTGCTGCTTTTTGCAGTGCTTGCTCAACCGTGAGGAAGAGGCGACGAACGTTGATACGGTCGAATGCAGAAGAAACGGCAAGTGCGGTCTTATCACCGAATAAGAGAATTCCAGAACCATTCTGATTAACAATAGAGTTAATTCTTCTTGGATACAGACGATCTCTTTGTGCCTTAGATGGGTTATATGCAAGTTTAATTGCATTATTCAGTTGTCCTCTCTGAAGACCAGCAGGTGAGAACCAAGGATATGCTAGGATATTAGTTCTTACCATCAGACCAGCAACGTCTCCGTTGGTTGGAATGTAGCGGAACTTATCATTAAATCTATCATACATGTACTTGTATCCACTATCGAATACAGCGTATGATGAAGATGTTAGTGATGAATAGAATGAGATAACGTTATCTGTTGCAGTATCAGAGTTAGCAACTTCAACAACATCTGCCTTGTGTGGAGAAAGTGTCGCCATGCAATCTTTTCTTGCATTAGCAAGAGAGATCAGATAGTTTGCTTTTGCTTTAGATTCATCTTTGGTAGTGCATCCTGGTCCACCAATTAGGAAGTCAACTTCTACTTCATCTTTGTTAGCCAATAACGAGTATCCAGAGATTACATCGCTAAGAGTTGCTTGCATTCCTCCAGATGCACCGTAGTCTTGACCACCAGCAAGATCATAAGTTGCTGCACCGATAGCATTGAAGGCAACACCTTGTGCTAATACGTTCCAAGCACCATCTCCAGTGGAAATTCCACTCCATTGTGCAGTTCCAGTTGCAGCATTTCCACTATTAGTGGCGAAGTTAACAGCAACAACATTTGTTCCGTTATAGGAATCATCCTCATCACCAAGATTTGCTCCTGCAAAAACGTACTCAGATCTGTCTGCAATATAGTCTTTGTAGAATACTTTCAGTGGTGAATTGACTGCTGAGATTGCATCTGTAGCCTTAGAAAGGAAGGTGTGCTTCTCAAGCAGGTTTCCTTGGATTCCTGTTACTTTTCCTTCATCATCATAGATTGCGATGTGAATTCCATCGCCCTGACCAGATCTTTCAGAAGAATATCTACTTGAAACTGGTTTTGGTGCAATGTTTTTCCAGAAAACTGTGGAGTTTGTTAATCCAAGTGTCTGTTGATCATACCAATCAACTGCGTTGGTAACGCTGTATGCGGTGGCTGCAATACCCATGTTATCATGGGAGAAGATTGTTGCCGTTGATGGGAATGATTGACCTGTTACTCCTTCAGCGTATTCAACAGCGGTAATTGAACCTGCTGTAGAAACTACGTTAGTAAATGTAACTGCAGTTCCTGCTGCAACTCCACTACTGATTGTTGATGCTAGTGAAATTCTATTACCAGAAAGAATATTGGAAACCGAGAAGAATCCAGTTCCATCTCCAAATTCTACTCTTAGATCTGTTAAACTTAGACCTGTAGTAGAACCAACAGTAATGTTAGCGTCTCCAGTGGTATGAACACCAACAGTTGCTCTAGTAGCACCAGCAGCATCAACCACATCTGTGCTACCAACAGAAACTCTTGAGGTAACTTTTACGTCAATAGTTTTATTTGATTCATCTTTAGCGGTAACGATACCTTTCAGATAACCGTTGAAGGTTGATGTAGTACCGTCAGTATTTGGGATTGTTGCTGATGTAAGGGTATAAGTAATACCAGTTCCAACTGCAAAACCATTTAAGGTTTCAGCGTTAATCGTTAGTCTTTGGTCTCCTAAGTCGTCGATAACGCAAACTTTAATTCCATTTGCCCACTCTCCTGGGTTTTTAGCAGCGAATGCCCACGCTGCAGAGTCTGAAGAATGATTATCTTGATAATCTTCGTAACTCTTTACTTTGGGTGCAGTTCCTGCAGAACCAAATCCTCGGTATGCGTTCTTTAGGTTATCACCATCAGTTCTTACAACTTTCAGTACGCCGCCGTATGAAAGGAACGATGATGCTGCAAGCCAGTACTCATACTGGTTATTATTGTTGCTTGGTCTTCCAAACTCTTTAATGAGTTCTTGCTCGGTGGCCACATCAGTTGGATCTTCAACGGGACCTATTGGGAAGGGTCCAGCGATAGCACCAATATTATCTAAAACATTCTCAGCTCTTCCTACCGTAAGATCTACTTCCCTGGTTAATACACCAGGAGATAATTGAGGAGTCGCCATGTTTTTCTCCTGTGATAGTTTCAGTTTAACTTGAAATATTTATTAAAAATTGCATTTTCAGTGGGGAAATGTAGCGTGAACTACCAGTCTGGATATGACCAATCAACAAATGGCGTTTGTTTTTTTCTATTTTCAACAATTCTTTTTATAGTACAGTCTTTACACTCATATGACCATGAAGATGGAACTGCTCCTCTATCTTTTCTTGTTCTGTAAAAGTCTCCTATCAGATTCTTAGTCTCTCCACAAACTCTACACTTTCTTTCATTAAGTAGAAGGTGTCCAAGTTTTATCTGACTATCTAAATCCATCAGAACCATCTCCATGGAAGCATCGAATAACCCAATGTATTTAATATTGGTTCAAAGGCTAGTGCTAAAAGTGTAAACATTAAAATTTCAATGAATGTTTGTTTCCATAACGGTTGTTTTAACTTCCATTCTTTAAATTTATTTGGTTTACTTGCTAATTCATATAAACCTGATTTTTTACCAACAACTTCTGCCCACCAATTTGGATCAACAATATTACTCAATAAGTTTAAAAATTTAATCATTGATAATCCCACATATAAGACATATCACCATACTCACTAACTGATGCATTAGACCATCTGTCTCCTTCAGCGTCAACAAAACTTCCTTCACCTAATCCATCATCCATAAAACCGAATGGAGCCATATCTTGCTCAATTTGATTTTTTTGTTCTTCATAAATTCTTTTCCTAACATCCTGATCAGTTAGTTCTTTAAAGTACTCTTGAAGAACTAACCACGCATAAATTACAAGACACATAGCAAGGTCATCATTACAACCTTCCTCTGCTTCAAAAGAGTTGTGTTTTGAAATAAATGTTGTTAGTTCTGATATGATATCATAGTCATTAAATACTAATTTATCTTCTTCAATCAATGCTTTAAGATTTAGAGATCCTACTTTCTTAACAGTCTTGGACATCTTGACTCCTAGTTGAGTCTTCTTACCAGAAAATCCTTGACCAACAATCTGTCCAGCACGTCCTCTCATTGAACACATGAGAACATTTTGATACTCAAGATCATAATGAAGTAATGATGCTACTTGATCTCCGATATCATTTACTTCGCATAAAACGTATGATTGATTATAATTTCTTGCAACCTCCCATATTATATTTGGGAATAACATAGGTTTGATTGTATTATTCTTATATTTTGATACTATCCTGTGCGGAAACTCTGTTATATCTACAACAACGAAAGCTGAGTAATCTTCACTAACTCCTCTAGCAACGTCTACCGTAATAATATAATCATGTCCTTCTTTAGGTTCTTCGTAAATATCAAGTCCTGCATTTTGCTTCAATGGATTATCATAAATCATTGATCGCAATTTACTTGGAGATATCAATGTATCAATAGATCCTAAGAACTCGCACTCAAACTCAACTTTAAATTGCTGTTCTGACGTGTTAGCAATAGTTTGTTCTTTCCACTTTGCATCACGTCCAGGAACTTCTGACCAATGAACATCAGTTGGTACATATTCATTTTTACTTTTCTCAGCATCATGCCACATACGGTAGAAGTGATTCATACCGTGTGGGGTAGATACTATAATTACCTTGGTACTTTGACCAGACGTAATAGTAGGATAAACAGAGGCAAAGAACGAGTCAGCAATGTGATTTGGGACGAACGCGAACTCGTCGAGAAAGAGGATGTTGAACGACATACCTCGGACAGCACTCGCAGACGTAGAAGCAGCCAGTATTTTGCTCCCATTTTCCAACTCCAAAGATCCTTTGTTCCATGCTATTATACCCTGCTGCATCCACTTGGGTAAGTTCTCGTAGGCAGTTTGTAATCTGCCTAAAAGTTCCCTTGCAGTGGCTGCCTTGTTAGCAAGGATACCAATATTAACACTATCATTAAAAACTGCATAATGAAGGAGATAAGATACCACAGTCGTAGACTTACCAGTCTGACGAGGCATCTTACAAATATTGAATCTGTTTTCGTGGAAATTTTTTACTAGTTTTTCTTGAAATGGATATATCTCAAAAGGAACTAGACCTTTGTCCAATGAAACAATTTGTACATAATTTTTAGCAAAATATACAGGATCTTCTTTACACTTTAAAAACTCAAGAACTTGTTCTTGTGTAAATTCAATTTGCGTATTTGCTTTTTTTAGATTAGGATTACCAAGATATACGTCACTCATAAATCAATCAGCAATTCCAGGCTCTAAGGGATTTATTGATTCTGCTATCGGG